CCAGGCGCACGCTATAAGAGTTGGCCAGGGCATCGGTACCTGTTGGCGATTGGTTCGGGAGGTGTATGTATACGCTAAGGGGGTTAACCCCATCGGCACTCATAGGCACCATCTGGCACCTTATCCGGCAAGTATCCGGCAAGCTATCGGGATAAAGCCAACCCCAATGTATTGATTTTATTAAGCTAATAGCTTAAGCCTATAGGTGCTACATCTTGTGCTAGTACTCGCTTAATGGCACTACATGTAGTGTTTATGTAGTGTTTATGTAATGTTTATGTAGCCTGTATACGCCCTTTCTTGCAATGTATTGGTACTGTATAAGCGCTATATGGCGAGCTGTCCGAAATTAATTACAAAATAATTGCAGAAAGTTGTTGACCTCCCTGATCAACCTGTTAAAGTGGTCGTACTTAAACAGCAAACACTTTCAATTATAAGGGAGAATGACAATGCAAATAATAGCGACAGACAGACAAGTAGCAAAGCCAGCGGCAAAACACTTGCCTAAACTAACAAAAGCCATGCTGCGCGTATTACACAAAGAGCATGGTAGCGTTGTTGACAGCAATAGTAAGATAGACGCTAGTGTCTACAGCACCAACCCTTTAAAATGCGTACGCGGTGCGGTACTTGCTAAAATACCCGATACTGTTTGCCATGACTGTTATGCAATCAAAGCCTTCAATCAATACCCATCTGTACGAGAATCACAAGATGGCAACCAGTTAAAGTATGAATTCGCACGCGATAACAACAACCTAGAAGATTGGGCGCAAAGTATGGCATGGCAGATACAAGATTCTAGCGATAGAAAAGAGAAGGCGGGTAAACTAGGTGCGGGATTGCATCGCTGGTTCGGTGCTGGCGACTGTCCAGATGTTGACTTTATCCTTGCCGTAGTGCGCGTTTGTGAACTTACACCCAACATTAGGCATTGGTTACCAACACGCGAATACGCAATGGTTCAGAAAGCCGGATTATTGCCTCAAAACCTAGTTATACGGGTGTCTTCTAACTATATAGATAAAGCAGCACCCAGTAAGTTTAAAAACACTAGTACAGTAAACAAGAATGCGCCAGCGATTGGGTACACTTGCCCTGCTAGCGCAAACGACAGTTGCGGGGAGCATAATTGTACCGCTTGCTGGAATAGCAATGTCGAAAACGTATCTTACCCATTCCATTAAACTAAACTAATAGGTGTATATCATGATCATATTTAACTACGTATCAAAGAAAGCCTTGAAAGAGCAAATAGGCGAGCCACTAAACTATATCGAAACAAGCCTATTTGGGCCGGAATACGTACGCAACGGAACCATGACTGGTGCAAACAGGCCTCACATTACCGGACAAGGGCGAGAATTCTTTGCAAACGTGACAATGCAAGACGGGCTTATTAAAGCGGTCAAATAGGCATTTTATCCTGTACCCTGTAGGATGGCATAGGGTACAGATATAAAACGCTTTAAAACGTAAACTACGGCCTTACAAGGCTATAAAAGAGGTGACACCATGATACACACTAGCGAAAGCCTGAAAGCCTGTATTGCACAAGTGGAGCGTACTAGCCGCTGTCTGGTACAAAGCCCACCTAAGCTAGGAGACTGCTTAAGTCCTTCTATGGGTGTAGATAGTAATGCACCGGGTACACGTGAAAACCCGTTAGAAAGCATTCAAGGCGGCTACAGTGAAACACTAGGCAGTTATTGGATCCATAAGGATTGGCACCCAGACGGGCATTGCTGGTGCTGGGAGGTGCGGCAATTAGTACCTTGCACAGGTAAATACTCTAAGCCTGACGCTATGTTCTGGAAGAATTGCACAAGTGAACCATTCGCCAAGCGTGAACAGGCGGAAGAGTACCTTAAAGGATTAGAGATCTAAGCCACTTTGCAGGTAACCAATAGGGTAACTAGGGGTACGCCTCTAGAATGCCTTAGAAGTGAACTACGGGCCTTGTACACCTATTAACTAGACCTATTAGGGGTAATTTATGAAATACACAGATGAAGAAGTAGCAGCAAGCTGGAGGCGGATCGAAGGTATGCAATTGACCGAGGTCGAAGCACCAAAAGTGATACCTATTTCCTTGGGGTCGCTGCGAGTGCATAAGGATAAGATAGAGGGCAGACCCTGCTGGTCTGTTCAGGAATACAAGCAAGGGGAGGCATTTGATTGTTGGCTAGACGTAACAAGTGAACCATTCGGGACACTTGAAGAAGCACAAAACTACTTGGAGAGCATAAAATGAACAGATTAGACGCAGTAAACGGAGCAATTAAAGCAGGGCGTATGCTTGGCGGGTGCTTACCACAGCACCGAGTAGCAGCCATGAACTACTTAGACCTGACTATCAGGGCAGCAGACTTTCAAGATGTGTCCGTTAAGGATTTGATAGCGGCCTACAGCATGGGCTTCCAGTGTGGTGTAAATGATCGAAATAACCAAAAACTGAGGACAATATGATGAATGATTTAGAGCTAGAAACAGAATACAAGCTAATTGTAGATAAACTACGCAACGAGCAAGAAACCAGAGAGTACGGGGGCAAGACAGCCCTAGAATTCGCCCAAGGTTGTAGCAAAGAGGCCACAATCGCGTTAATGTACGGCATGACAGACGCTGCTGACTTGATACTTGATATTATGGACGCAGCATTAGCCCAGGCTATGCAACCATAGTTTATCAGGCTCTCTTCTCACGAGGGGGGCCGAGTAAACTAACCGAGGATACTAAAATGACACTACAGCACGCATGCTTGCAAGCAGCATCAGAGGCATATGGAAACGAACTCCCAAACCAAGATTTATGGGAGGGTATGACTGAGGAAGACCAGCAGGATTGGTTAACCTCCAATTGTCGGGAATCGCTGGATGGTCTATCGGGGGATGCAATATACAACCTGATAGACTGCCACGCTGACACCATACTGCGGGTTGTCAATCAGTTTACTACAGGAGAGCAATAATGCAGACTGAAGAAGAGTACCAAGCGGAACTAATCGTACAGTCAGTTGTCGAAGAGACTGGCATAGGACATTCAATAGACGAAGATGAGGTGAGAGATGAAACATAAGAATAGAAAGCTGGTTCTTGGAGTGGGGATCAATGATGCTGATTATGTTGTTCAGCCAACGATCAACGGTAAGCAGGTTATGTGTCCTTTTTATCAGGCGTGGAAGAATATGATGAATCGCTGTTATGACCCAAAATGTCACGCCAAATACCCGACCTACATAGGATGCACTGTAGTGGAAGAGTGGCACAGCTTTATGGCGTTCCGCTCTTGGATGGTTCAGCAGAATTGGGAGGGCAAGCATTTGGACAAAGACCTGCTTATCCCCAACAACAAAGTGTATGGCCCTGATGCTTGCGCGTTTGTAGACAGCCAGACCAACACACTGCTAAACGATAGTAGAGCAAATCGTGGAGACCACCCTCTTGGTGTACATATGCATTTGGGGCAGTACCGCGCCCAATTAAGGGTTGAAGGTAAGATAACCTACCTTGGTCGCTTTGAGACCTCCGAAGAAGCCCACATGAGCTATTTAACAGCCAAAGCCATCAACGTGATGAATGTGGCTTACCGGCAAACAGATGAGCGTGTAAAGAGTGCTCTTATAGAGCGTAGTATAAGCATGAGTGATCAGGCAATGGGGAGTGCATTATGAATAATCAGACATTTGAAGAGCATATGCGTACATGCAACACGGACAGAATGCTACTGGTTGCTAAGCAGCACACGCGCTTTCCAGCAGACCACAGGGACATTTATCAAGAGGCTTTGCTGAAGGCGTGGGAGCACACCGACAGTTTCAGGGGTGAAAGTACCTTTGAAACCTGGATTTCCCGAATCATAATCAATGCTGCTCATAATTGGGACACTAAAAAGGCTCGAAACCCTGAAGCAGAGGTTGACATTGACGAAATAGGGGAATATGAGCTAGGTTTTTATAGTTCTCCGGAGGAGGAGTGCATAGCTGAGGAGCTAGAGCAGGCGATCAATGCCAATCTGAACGATTTAAGCACAAAGGAGTTGCGTTTGTGGCAATTACGCGCACAGCTGCTTACATTTGAAGAGATATCTGAGCTGTTAGGCGTTGAACCAAGTACAGTACGGACTAGATACCAAGCAATTCTAAATAAAGTATCTAATATAGGTAATAGTTAGTTATTTAGTAGGTTTATAGTTAGGTNTATAGTTANTTATNTAGTTATATACCTTTCGTTTTTAGTACTTAGACAACTTTTTNANNGTTTTGTCTGGTTTTAATTTATTTATTTTTATTTCCAGACATTATTGTTAATTAGTTGTCTAACTAATACAAATGAGAGAAAACTATGAAAGCAGTTAAACAAGAAGTTAAACCCAGTGGTCAATGCATACGCAGAGAACCCTGTCCGCACTGTCCCAGTAGTGACGCTGTGCAGATATACGAGCGCGAAGATGGAACAGAAGATGGTTTCTGTTTCGCCTGCAGTAAATTCGTAGACAAGGGCAACAGCAAGCCCATCAAGGTTGAGAGGGAAGAGACAGCTATGACAGTAGANGTACAGAAGTTACCTTGCAGAGCGTTACCAGACAGAGGCATNACTAACGCCACTGCTAAGGNGTTCGACGTAAGGGTGGCAGTTGACCCAAAGGATGGNANAACTATAACGCATCACTTCTATCAGGACACCAAGGATGGTAAGCCTGTAGGATATGAAGTAAGAGAAGTTGCTAGCAAAGANTTCAGGTCTCAGGGTGATCGCAAAGGTGCCCTAGACTTATGGAACCAGAGCCGCACCTCCGGTGGACGCAAGTTGTTCATCACTGAAGGTAGATGCGATGCAATGGCTCTGTATCAGGTTGTACTGGAGAATACGCCAGCTAAGTACAAGCAGTACTTGCCTAACGTAGTGTCCCTTACACGCGGTTCTAGCGGTGCTGCTAAGGACATTGTTAATAACATCAACTTTCTGAACAAGTACGAAGAGGTCATCCTCTGCTTTGATCAGGATGCAGCTGGTGCAAAGGCAACTAAGGAAGCCCTTAAGGTTTACCCTAATGCTAAGGTAGCAACCTACTCTGAGAATGACCCTAACGCTATGCTGTTAGCTGGTAAAGCTAAGGAATTATATCAGGCGTGCGTTTGGAACAGTACAGTAGAGCGCATGGGCGAAGTAGTTGATGTGCACGACATCATTGAAGCTGCTATGCAGAAGCCTGCAATGGGGATTAGTTTCCCTTGGCCTACTGTCACTAAGGCGTGCTTTGGTATACGTCCCGGCACTATTCACTGCGTAGGTGCAGCCCCTAAAATAGGTAAGACTGATCACCAGCACCAGCTAGTGCATCATCTTGCTCTGACAGAGAAGGTTAAGGTAGGTGTATTCGACCTTGAGAACAGCCCTGTACGCACGGCTAAGAAGCTGGCTAGCAAAGAGGCTAAGGTTGACTTCACTAGACCTGACAAGGAGTACAGCGACGACCTGTTACGCGAGTCCTTGCTAGCCTTTGAAGGCATGGTACGCTTCTATGACCGCTGCGCTAGCAGGGATTGGGAGGATATACGGGTAGCAATCCAGGAAATGCATATCTTGGATGGCATCAACATATTTATTCTTGATCCTTTAACTGCGCTGGTATCTCGGTATGCATCCTCTGAAGCTAACGACAAGCTGAATGAAATTGCTACTGACATGGCGGATTTGGTACAGAGTTACCCTATTACTATCTTCACTTACAGTCACGTTAACCCTAAGCCAAAGGGCAAGAAGACGCACGAAGCAGGGGCTAGAGTGTACAGTAGTGAATTCACTGGTAGTAGAGCCATGGAGAAGTGGTTTCACTACGGGCATGGGATCAGTAGAGACCGTACTGAAGAGTGCCCAGAGGATAGAAAGAATATGTCTGAGTTCTATATGCTGTTTGATAGAGAGTTTGGACAGGGTTACCTAGCTGATGTATACTTTGATGAAGCAACGGTAACATACTTAGAACCTAGTAGGAGATGGTAATGTCTGAAGAAAGTACGCAGTCTCTGAAAGAAGTACGCAAGGGGTAGATTATGGATGTAGTGGTAGATATAGAACGGGAGAGGTGATTTATGGAATTACCAAAGCTATACGCCCCCGTCAGGATTAAATTCTGGAGCCTGAGAATGGGGCTAGGCGCAAACTTTGGCGTTATATTTGACATTGACTCTGAGGTTGAAAGGAAGTGTCGGCGCGTCAGGTGCAACGCTGGATGGAAGTGGCAGATTGTTGATTATGCGAAGCTGGCCGAGTGGGATTTTTATGCCGAACAAGACAAAGAAATCTTGGATAACTGGGGCAGCGAATTAGAGCTTGAGTACGTTTAACAACGATATAGAAAGGTAGGAGGTGAGGTATGACAGCACATAAACAAGCAGATTTAATCATGGCGTTTGCAATCGAGGCCCAGACCAGTGAGACACCGTGGGATATTATTGAGTACCAGCCAATGCTTACTAAAGATTGGCGTGGCTGCGAGTATGCTCCGGGGTGGAGTGGTTCGATAGAATACCGCCTCAAGCCAAAGACCAGGGTTATAGACTGGAGCAAGGTGAACTACGATGTGGTGCCGGTGAAACTATTGTCTGTAGGTGGTGCTTTCTATGCTGCTGAGGGTCACACGTACCCCGCCATAACCCTCGTCACAGGCAAGAAGATCGCTTGGCAGGGTGGTGAGTGTCCGTTGCCTGAAGGGGTGATGGTTACTGTCTGGGATAGGGAATCTGA